GTAGCTACTCCTGCAAATATAACAATTTTGAGGAAAGGAGAAATAATTAAAACGACCCCCCTTTCGAGATAGTTTTAATTATACGTGATATAATGAAAGTACACGAAAGAGTAAAAGTTTATCTCGACAAACACAATATTACTCAAAAGGAATTGTCAAAGGAAACCAAAATTCCAGAAACAACCCTTAGTTTAATATTAAGAGGCGGTCGAAAGTTTGAATGTGACGAGTTTGAACTTATTGTACAGGCTTTAGGCGTTCCTGCGTCAGAGTTCATAAAGCCAAAGAAAAAATCGGCATAAACGAAAGGGAGTGAGGGAATGAACATTTACAAAGCAGTTAAGAAAGCAAGAAAACATAAACGTTTTATAGCACGAAAAAAATACATAAGAACGATATTAGCCAGTGTAAAGATAAAACCTACAAATAGCACGGAATGTTGTATAGTATTCAAGAACAACAAGCCCTCTGCAAGTCGTTGGAACCCGTCCGCAGAGGACTTAGCCGCAAAAGATTGGATTATAGTAGATTAGAAGTTAGAAGATAGAAAGTAGGTGAAAAACAATGGCAAAAGTAATGGTAGAAGTAAAGCAAGTAGATTTAAAGACATTCCGCACAATGTACGGTATACCGGAGCATACTGTACAACGTTGGGTACATGTCAAAGGCTTTCCGGCATACAAGTTGGGTCAGAAATGGTACGTTGATGTGAAAGCATTTGAAAAATGGCGTGAAACAGAACACGCCAACAGCTACAAATATGCGTAAAGCATAATAAAACACCTTGCAGGCAGACAAGGGCTGTCCGCAGTATTATACCGCAAAAAAGTCAATTTTTCTTTTCCCTAAAAAGTTTGAATTTTAATGAAATCTGTTTTGCGGACAGTTCCTGTGTGCCTGTGAGGTAAGAGAAATGAGGTAAACAAATGAACACAATAGGAATTGCGCTGATTAGTTTCGGTGTGGGACTAATCATAAGTTGGAAATTGGCAGAAAGGGACATAAAAAATGCTAAAAAGAAAACCAAAAACAGAGAATGAGAAAACGGAAGAATATTTCCACAGAGAAGTATTTCCGATGATTAACGCATTCGCCAAGGAGTGCAGAGGACACGCAAAATAGAAAATAACAGTGAAAGGAATATTTTCAAATGAACAAATATGTAATAATGACGGGCAGAGATGATGTAGTGGTTTTAAACGCCGATGACAACAAGTCGGTTAAGGCATACATAGCAAAAGGATACGGCATAACAAATCGTATCAAGTCAAAGCACCCGCTTGAAATGAGTGTTGCGAAGATTATCAGTGGAGATAATTAAACGGCTATGACGAAATACGAATTTGACGATTGGGCGTGCATAGACGAGGACTTTGCTTGTCGTGATGACGACTTCGCCTGTATCGACGATGATTGGGCGTGCATAGATGATGATGACGCAGTATGCGACGATGAACGCGATGGACTTACGGAAGAAGAAGCCGACGCATACGAAAAGGAAAAAGCGTGGTATGACCTATTCAAAGAGGTATTGCAGTATCCGTACAGTTACGGATTATCTTGGGGAATAGTTTTAGCATACAGACAACCTATAAAATATCAGAATTAGGAGGTGAGAAGTGTGGCAGATGAGAAAACGGCGGAAATACTGAAATTGTATAGCGATTTAACACCGAATGAAAAGCATTTGGTAGGTGTTTTCGTAAATGCGATGATACTTAGTCGCAATAAAAATGACCGTCAGAGCGGCAACTCAATAACGGTCAAATAACAAAAACACATAGATTATTAATCTATGTCAACATTATACCACAGAAAGGAATAAAAATCAATGCAAATTGTAATTAGGCTTGAACAGAAAGATTTTGAGGGTAACAAGGAAGTATTCGACCGAATGTACGGATTATGTTCGGTACTCAACAAAAAGACGGGACCTGTGGAGATGACAAAGGCGGAAGTTGAGAAATCGGCGAACGTTGTAAGAGAGGAACAGACGTCAGACGATACGCCGACAGAGGATAATACCGCCGAAGTGGAATACACAATAGAGGAAGTACGCAAGGCATTCGGTGAATATGCGAAGTCGCAGGGCAGAGATAAGGCCAAGGGACTGCTTCAAGAAATGGGTTACGGCAAAGTAACGGAAATACCGCCTGAGCGATACGCAGAGGCGATGACAAGAATAGGAGATGTGAAGTAATGCCGGAAGAACACGCAAAACTTTCAGCGTCGGGGTCAAAGAAGTGGATAAACTGCCCTGCGTCAATCGCAATGGAAAGTAAATTCCCCGACGAAAGCAGTGAATATGCAAAAGAGGGAACTACCGCACATTCATTGGGTGAGGCAAAGCTGAAATTAGCTTTAAACCACATAACACGCGTGCAGTATCATAAGATGATACGTTCGCTTGACATAACAGAAGATATGGAAGAATACACGGACAGTTATCGTGATTTTGTATTGGAGCGATACAATGCGATTAAAAGTCAATGCAAGGACGCACAAATACATCTTGAACGCCGTTTAGATTTTTCGGAATGGGTACCCGACGGATTCGGTACAGGCGACACCGTTATTATCGGCGGTGGAATAATCGAGATAATAGACCTAAAATACGGACAAGGTGTCAAAGTATCGGCAGACAAGAACAGTCAACTGCGGATATATGGCTTAGGAGCATTGAGCGAATACGACTACCTATACGACATACATAAGGTCAATTTAACGATATTCCAACCACGACTTGATAACATTGATACGGAAACGCTTACACGCGGTGAACTCATTAAGTGGGGCGAAGATTTAAAGCCTAAAGCCGTACTTGCGAACAGCGGTGACGGTGACTGTATAGCGGGACGTCATTGCGATGACGGATTTTGCAAAGCAAGAGCCGTATGCCGTGCGTATGCGGAGGAGAAAAACAGGCTTGCGGCAATGGTTTTCAAACCGCCTTTGGAACTTACCGAAGATGAAATTGCGGAGGTAATAGACCAAGCGGAAAACCTTGCGAAGTGGTCGAAACTCGTAAAGGACTATGCTTTGGAACAGGCACTTAATAACGGCGTTAAGTATCCGGGATTTAAAGTGGTTGAGGGAAGAAGTAACCGCAAATATGCGGAGGACGACAGCAAAATCGCCGATGTATTAATTAAAGCCGGTTATGACGAAAAGAACATATATAAGAAAGAAATACTCAACATCACCCAAATGGGAGCACTTTTAGGCAGAGCAAGATTTAACGAACTGCTCGGAGAATATGTAATAAAACCGCAAGGAAAGCCGACGCTTGTACGTTCGGAGGACAAACGTCCCGAATGGAATTCGGCAGAGAAAGCGGCAGAAGATTTTAAAGATATAAAGTAAAGGAGAAATAACAATGGAAAAAAGAAAGACACAGGTAATCACAGGAGAAGTAAGATTCAGTTATGCACACGTTTGGGAGCCGTCATCAATCAACGGCGGTGACGAAAAGTATTCGGTAAGTATCATCATTCCGAAAAGCGACACAAAGACAATCAAGGCTATAAACAACGCAATCGAGGCGGCAAAGCAAGAGGGCATTGCGAAGTTCGGCGGTAAAATTCCCGCAAATTTAAAGTTGCCGTTGCGTGACGGTGATACTGACAGAGAGGACGACGAAAACTATGCAAACAGCTATTTTGTCAATGCAAACTGCAAAACCGCACCGGGTATTGTGGACAAGTCACGTCAGCCGATAATCGACAAGACGGAATTTTACAGCGGTTGTTACGGTCATGCGTCAATTTCGTTTTACGCCTTTAACTCCAACGGCAATAAAGGTATTGCGTGCGGTCTTAATAATTTGATGAAAACAAGGGACGGAGAGCCTTTAGGCGGACGAAACACTGCGGAGGACGACTTTGCGGGACTGTATGACGATGACGACGATTTTCTTAATTAAAAGGTGACAAAATGAAATCACTCAGTATCGACATTGAAACATACGGAAGTGTTGATTTAACTAAATCGGGGGTATATGCTTATGCGAATGCCCCCGATTTTAAAATCTTGTTATTTGCGTATGCGTTTGATGATGAAGAAGTAAAAATAATTGACCTTGCACAAGGTGAGGCATTGCCGAAAGAAGTAATGAACGCACTGACGGACGAAAATATATTGAAAACGGCGTATAATGCGAACTTTGAAAGAACGTGTATCGGTAAGTATTTTAATATTAATTTGCCCGTAAATCAGTGGCGGTGCAGTGCGGTACAAGCGTCTGAACTCGGACTTCCGCTTTCGCTTTCGGCGGTGGCGGTTGCACTCGGCTTGGAGGAGCAAAAGGACAAACGCGGAAAAGCCTTGATTGACTATTTCTCAAAACCGTGTAAGCCGACAAAGACGAACGGCGGACGTACAAGGAATTTACCGATGCACGCACCCGACAAGTGGGAAGTATTCAAAGAATACTGCATACAGGACGTTGAAGTGGAACGCGCGATAAAAAAGAAACTCGCTCAATTTCCGATATGCGACAGTGAACAAAAGCTATGGACGTATGACCAACAAATTAACGACAGAGGTGTAAGAGTTGACCGAAACTTTGTTGAAAATGCAATCAAATTCAATACGGAATACAGCGACAGGTGCTATGATGAGGCACAAAAAATAACGGGACTTGAAAATCCGAAATCAGTTGTGCAACTAAAGGCGTGGCTTGAAGAAGAAACAGGGCAGAAAATCGACAGCTTAAACAAGGAAAAATTAAAGGAGCTTATAGCTGATGAAAGCATATCGCTAAAGGCGAAAAGAGTGATATATCTGCGTTCAATGATGGCGAAAACGTCTGTAACAAAGTACGAGGCAATGGAGCGGAGCGTCTGCGATGACGGACGAATAAGAGGACTCTTGCAGTTTTACGGCGCAAACCGTACAGGACGTTGGGCGGGAAGAATTGTACAGGTGCAGAACCTACCGCAAAACCATTTGAAAGATATTGATTACGCAAGAGAATGTGTGGAAAACGGCGATTTTGAACTGTTTGAAATGCTTTACGGAAATGTTCCGCAAACGCTGTCGGAGCTTATACGAACAGCACTTGTACCGAGTGAGGACAGGCGATTTATAGTAGCGGACTTTTCGGCGATTGAGGCAAGAGTTATTGCATATCTTGCAGGCGAGCAGTGGCGACTTGAAGTATTTAAAACTCACGGAAAAATATACGAGGCATCGGCAAGTCAGATGTTCCATGTTCCGATTGAAAGTATTCACAAAGGCGATCCGCTACGTCAAAAAGGCAAGATTGCCGAACTTGCACTCGGTTACGGCGGAAGTGTCGGAGCTATGGTGAGTATGGGTGCTTTGAAAATGGGTATTGACGAAGAAGAACTTCAAGGTATCGTGGATAAGTGGCGGAGTTCAAATCCTGCCATAACGGCATTTTGGCGAACGGTCGAGAATGCGGCGATTAAGGCAGTTGAGGGTTATCCGAGCAAGATTAGACATGATATTTCTTTTTACAAACAGTCGAATATTCTTTTTATCGGTCTGCCGTCGGGAAGAAAAATCGCTTACGTTAAACCGAAAATCGAAGTAAACAGATTTGGAAAAAAAGCCGTTACATATATGGGTATGAATCAGACAACAAAAACTTGGAGCAGACTTGAAACATGGGGCGGTAAGCTTGTTGAAAACATAGTACAGGCGTTTGCGAGGGATTGCTTGGCTGAAAGCATAATTCGGCTTGAGGACAGAGGTTTTAAGATTAATTTCCACGTTCATGATGAGGTTATAGTTGACGTTCCGAAAGGCGTGTCGAGTGCAGAGGAGTTGGCGGCGATAATGTGTGAGCCGATTGAATGGGCGAAAGGACTTCCGCTTAATGCGGACGGATATGAATGTAATTTTTATATGAAAGATTAGGGGGTGTTATAAATTGGATTTAGTAATTGCTACGGGACAGAGCAGAAAATCAAAACTGTGGAAAAATACAAAAATGTCGTGGGAGGATTTAATAGAAAGGCTGAAAACAACGACGAGAACGAGTGAAACTCAAGGCGAGTATGCGAATATGCCAAAGTCACAACAGGACGATATAAAGGACGTCGGCGGTTTTGTGGGCGGTAAGGTGAAAAACGGCAAGCGACAGTCGGGAAGTATCGAAAACAGAATTTTGCTTACACTTGACGCAGACTTTGCCGACAGTGATTTTTGCGATAATATTTCAATGTTTTATGACTTTACATACTGCATTTATTCAACGCATAAACACACAGCCGAGAAAGCGAGATTTCGTTTGGTGATACTTCTGTCAAGACCTTGTACACCGGATGAATACGAAGCTGTTGCGAGAAGGGTGGCGTATGATATTGGTATAGATATGTTTGACGACACAACGTATCAGCCACACAGATTAATGTATTGGCCGAGTACGAGCATTGATGGCGAGTATGTGTTTGAACACGAGGAAAATA